TACAAAAAAAATATTAAAATCCAAGTCAAAGGATCAGGTACAACTCTTCTAGCTCCACCATATGAAATGATAGGACAGAAAGAGGATGGAACAGGACGCGGACAGAAAGAACGAGAAGTACATGTAGCTATTACATCTGATGGAAAATATAGTAAGCCTGATGGGAAACTAACTTCATCAAGAAATGCATTAATAAGAGCTTTTGATAAAATTGATGTTGATGTTGTATTCGCGTCAGGATTTCCTGATATGGATGAGAGGATAGCTAAGTTAAAAAATCAAGGAAGGAAAATATATAAATTAAATTTTATTAATAAATAATTTTTTTCTTAAAGCACATGTATCCATTTGATTCATCATTGTCAATAATATTTAATCTCATTAACGCGAATAAAGAATTTAAAAAGAATATATGATCTCCTCTTCTTATACCTTGTTTATTTATTTTTCTATTATAAACCATATTACACATATGTAAATATGTTTTTATTTGTACTTTGATTGGTACGCCTTTTGATTTTCTTATAAGCTCTTCTCCTTGTTGAAAATATAATTCAAGAGTTTTCTTTTTTGATAAAGCGAAAGATGAAATCAATTCTCCTTTGAAATATAAACACAATGTACCTTTCGAACCATAATATAACATAGTAATCTAACTTTATTATAATATAAACACTATTTTTAAGTAGATAATCTAAATAATACACGAAAAAGGGCTTAAAGTCTATTATAATTTTAAAATTATCAATGTTTTAAGTACTAAAATCATGTATTTATTAGATTATATCCTTTAAGTACTATGTATTATCAGTGAAATAATGGATTATCGCGTTTAATTTAATAATATTATATCTATTTAAAAAGTAAATACAAGTATTAAACAATGAATATTAAAATCTATCGTATTGAAGATAAACAAAAACTAAAATATGTTGGAAGCACGAAAGAATCCTTACACAGAAGACTTCAACGTCATAGAAATAAAAAAAATTCTAATGATAAGTTTAAATGCAGTTCTAGATATTTAAATCTTGATGAGTGTACTATTACACTATTAGAAGAGAATGTATCTGAACAAAATAGAAACGCTAGAGAACAATATTATATTGACAACACAAAATGTGTTAATGAAAAAAAGAATTTAATTCATGGTTGGAACAGAACTATATATGACACTTGGAAAAAATCTTTTGGTAAAGATAATAGCTTAAGAAAGATTGATCCTAATTTATTCTTATAATTACTTTTCTTTATTATATACCAAATTCTGTGTAGCTACGTCATGTCCCATCACGTCAGCTAAATCCTTCTGTTTATCTAATACCTCCTTTGGAATTACAGATGATACAACTATCTTACGAAGAAGAGTTGTCGAAATACTTTTATTTAAATATTTCTTTGTTGTCTTAATTAATAATTGAGATAATGCATTTCTTGATAATTCACGATTTGTTGAACTTGTAAGTAATACATCTCCAAATTGTTTTCCTGTAGCTTTGATATACATTCTTAATATCTTTTCTATATCTTTGTCTATTCTTATTTTCTTTTCACCATATTTTTTAGATGTCTTATATTCGTTTAATATAGCCTCTAAAAATTGAGATCCTTTTTTATTATGGACTAAGAAATTTCCATCCTTCTTGTCTGTATCTGATAACGCGTTATATTGAGTTTTTGAAATGTACTTCATCCCAGCCAAATCTAATCTTAAAGGATATCTAACTAAAAATGAGAACACTGTATACACCATCAATAATTCTTTTTCCTTTCCTGTTAAATTCGTTTTCTTTTTTAATCCTGAACTTTTAATTTCACTGTCCATCTTCTTCAACATGTTTTTTATTTCACTTAAGTCAACGAAGTTATTACTCTGAGATGAAGAGATCTTACCATTTTCATTATCTGATAAATATTGTGCATTAAATTTATCACGAATAGTTTGGTATTCCTCCATCAGCTTATCATATTTATTATCATGATTCAAAGCCAATAATAATATTATAATCGCGTTCAATGTATTTCTCTGTGATGTATAATGATTGTCTTTTATCTTATCCATAACATCATCAGGTTTGGACAAAAAATCATAGCTATCACTGTCAAATAATTTCTTCAGTTTATTCAAATGGATTTCATATTGTTTAATACTGTTCTCCTTTAGATTTGGTTTGGCTTCTTGGATTTTTTCCTTAATGTTTTCAGAACTAATCTTCATTTATATTATAATATAATCAAGATTTTTTTTAAATAAAAATAAATTATTAAAAAAAGTGTCCGTACTTTTTGTAAATTCTATACTATATAAATTCCAAAACTACTGACAATAATATTTTAAGCGTTGTATATTTCAATCATACCATCCACCAAACGAGCCACACGGAGATATTCACAATAACATCTTAGAAGCGTTGGAGGTCGTCCACTACTCGGCCATGTACCGCTTAAGTGAAGTTCAATACCTCGCTGTCCTACACGTCCATTGGTTAATCGTGATCCAACATAAAAGAGCTGTCCTTCAAGGTTTCCATCCTGATTACGTCCTTCAAAATCTTCTTCGTCCTCAAGCATATTACCTTGAGCTGCATACATGGTACGATTCAGGAAAGGTACACCTTCACTGTCAGTAAAAGCGCTAAATAGTCTCGCGGTATTGTCTATGTCAGAAGTGTATTCATAACGATCATTGTATCGGATATTATATTTTAAATCTCCAGCCTGGATACCTGAAGCGTTAACAAATGGAGCTATTGAATTTACACCACCAAGTATAGTTTCTTCATTCTGGTCAGCCGATGGAAGAGTAGTTATCACACGTGGAACAAGCCTGTTCGCCATACCAAGATTTCTTACTATACCACTTCCCAAATCAGTATGACTAGTTGTAGTTTCAATAACACGATAATCTACAAATGAGAAATTTAGATCCTTGTTCGCGTTCGCGTACCGTTCCATTTCATCAGTGGCTCCATAGAAAATGTAATCAGCGCAAAATTTCAATTGATCACGAACAATGTGAAATTCCTTTTCAGTAGCAATACCACCAACGCCTGCAATTTGACAACGCTTTTTAATAGTTGGATGGAACGTAAGTTCAATATTAATAGCCTCATTAATCATATATAATGGAAGCTGGTGAATCTTAAGAAAAGGGAAAAGATCCGAAAGATCAATCATGAATGATGGAACTTCAGATTTTTTAGATCCGTCCATGATAAGAGCGTCAGGAAGGAAAAGCTTACCATCTCCAATATTATTTTCCATACCTGTATCTAATCCAACATTTTCCGCAAGTTGGTTGTCATCCGTATTATAAACGAATTTATTAGACATACACCGTCCATTCATGTACAGTTCACGTTCAAAATTATTTTCATTACTAATTAATGATGATTTTACCGCATGCAAACCATCCCAAGATTCTAATTCATTTAGTGTTTTATTTCCAATTTTCAAAACAGCCTTTTTGATGACCTGGCCTACTCCAATATGTGGAGCGAAATAACAATCACTAGATGAAGCGTTGTCCTGTGGTTCAAGAGCTAAAAAGATCTTAGAATGTGAATGCAGGAAGCCTTTGTTCTGTAAAGTAAATCTGCAGAAGCCGTCCGTTGTAGACGTACCCTGACGAAACACGACACTTTCGAGAAGGTCTGTTTCCACCTGTTGTACATAGTTCACTGGAATCTGTTGAAGTCTAACAAAGTCAGGAATATCATTTCCGCCATCACCTGGTAGAGGCTGAGCGTTAGTCTGAGTTGGAGGAGGAGGGGGATTATCAGATGAGGTATCCATATTTTATAATTAATATTATATTAAATTTATATGAATAAAATAATAAAAAAAAATAGAATAGAAACAAAAATATTAAACTAATCTTTCAATCTCAGGTTCAGGTTCAGGTTCACGTACACCACTTTCGGTTTTTTTTAATATTTCATCTTCTTTTTTTAATATCTTATCTTCTTTTTTTAATATTTTATCTTGTTTTTTTTGATTGATTTTATCTTTCAAAGTTTTCATTTCTTCTTCAGTTGGTGGTCTTCTCTCACACCTGAAAATATAACATAAATTCACTTTACAATGACATTTTGACATCCAAATCACTTGTAAGAGACCAGCGATAGCCCCCAGTACTAATACAACAGCTCCCGCCAATTGATCAACAGAATAATCTTGTAATTGTCCTTCTTCCTCCGACATTATAATATATAAAAATATTATTATCTCGTATATCCTTTAATTTTTAATTTTTTTAATTGATCAGCTAAATCACTGTCAGTTGTTTTATATGTTTTTCCTTTCATGACAAAGCTGTAAATTCTTCCAAATCCCCACTGCTCTGCAGTCATCTTTCCTTTGAGAGACTTACCACCAACTTTCTTTCCATCTGATACTCTACGAACAGATTGTGGATTAGTCTTTCTCGCTCCGACGCCTCTATCATATACCTCATCCAGAATCCTAACAGGGATTCCTGTAGTTTTTGAAATGTCTTTTTTACTGTGAGCTGTACCTCTTTTAAAACCATGTTTTTTATTATACTTTTCTTTATTAGTAGACATATTTTATTTTATTTAATATTTTTTTTTTAAAAATAAAATAATTGATATATTAATGTCAGGCGATAATCCCTTCAAAAAAATTAAACATGATAAATACGATATTCTTGATAACAATAGAGAAGTAAAACCTATTGAAACTATTAAAGGATTGGTTGATGTTATCACCTCAGATGTGGCGGAGATTAAGAATGATATTCAATTCATAAAACAATATATTCGGAAGATTGAAATAAGAAAAGAAATAGAAGAACAAGAAGCTCTAAAAGTAGAAGAGGAATATGTTAAAACTTCTTGGTGGTGAAGTGTCCGTACTTTTGGAATTATATATATAAGAAATTTACAAAAACTACTGACAATAATATTTTTGGCGTTTAATACTTAAATTTATTTTCTAATCTAATATTAAAATGAGTTTCTCAGATATTTCAATATTAGTTCCAACATGGAATCGTTCTAAATTCCTTCCACTGTTAATTATGAATCTTAAATCACAAAAGTATCCACATGATAAATTAAAATTAATTATTGATGATGATGGTACAGATAAATTTATTAAGGATCTAGATGAAGTCAAAAGATTACTGCATCCGATTCAAGTGAAATATATAAATAATAAACCAAGGAGATCTATTGGTAAAAAAAGAGATGATTTAATAAAAGCTTGTGATACTAAAATATTTTGTTTTTTAGATGATGATGATGTCTACCTTCCAACATACATTTCACATTCATACGAAACTTTGAAAGAAAAGAAAGTTGGTTGTGTTGGTTGTGATAAAATGATATTTGTTATGACAGAGAAAGATTTTGAATTACACGCTATAGACTGTGGAGATAGAGCTTCACTTATACATGAAGCTACGTTAATGATGACGAAAAAATGGTATAAAGCCTCTTGTAAGTTTGGTAATAATTCACAAGGTGAAGGAAAGAATTTATTTATTGGACATGAGAATAATGTAGCTATCACAGATATTATGAAACTTATGTGTTGTGTACAACATGCAGGAAATACCGTTGATAAATTACAATTCGCGAGAGAGGAAACAAAACTCACTATGACACTATCAGATGAAATAATAAATATTTTAAAAAAAATACTTTAATTCTTATTTAAAAATAAAATTAATATATATAATTATAATAGAAATAATGTTTGACTTAACAGAAACTGAAATTGAAAACATCCTTAAACAATACAAGGAACGTAAGGAACGCGATAAGGTTAAATACGAAAAAATCAAAGACGATGAAGACTTTAAAATTAAGAACAGAGAAAAAGCCAAGATGTGGTACGAGAAAAATAAGGATAAAAGAAAAGAAAAATACCTTAACAATAAAGATTTCTTAAACGCTCGAAATCATTATTACTACTATAAAAAAACAGATAACATGGATAAATTCAAACAAAAATATCCTGAAAAATATGATATCTTAAATATGTATGGTTATTTCAATGAATAAAAACCATCTTCATCTTCTTCAACTTCATATTCACTTTCTTCTTCAGCTGATCCTTCGGAATCACTTAACTTTTCTTTTTTAACTCTTAGAGGTGGTTTATATTCATCATCTCTTAGAATCTCAATTAAATCTGGTCTTCCATGCATAGCTAAAATAGAAATAATTTCTTCTAAATAATCTTCATCAATTTTCAAATGGATCATCTGGTATATCTCTTACATAGATTTTTTTTTCAGGAAATAAACTTAATAAAAATTCTATACATCCATCACATGTTGGCTCTTCCGTTGTCAACCAATACTCTTTAGTTTCTTTAAGTCCCTTGAGATCTAAACGGTCTATCTCAGAAAGTTTCGTCAAAAGCTTACTTCTTTTTTCAAGATACAATTTGGACATTTTATAATATATTAAATAAAATAATTTGAAAATAAAAAAAATAATATATTAATATATTAAAATGAATTCTTACACCGACCTTCAAATCATAGAATGTAATAGGCTTCATTCAGAAGAAGCTAAATCAGGGAATAATGAAAACTTTAGTTTATGGACTAATAATCTCACAGACATTGTACACCTTGAGGCTGGTGATAAAGTTTCTGTTCAAGGAGCGTTTATTTCTGAAAGAGGAGCTGGTCAAAGTTCAGCGATTGAAATAAAAGGTGTGGAGCTAGGAATAAAAAAAGACTTTAAATTTATTGAATTTTCTGGAACGGCGCCAGATAGTCAATTAAATAGTCAATTTAAAATTATTGACGCTAACGCTTCCACACAAACAATTAACATAAGAGATGATACTGGATACTTTAACATTCAATATTACATGAACGCCAATGGACATAATTACTATCAATTACCTCGTAGATGGGTTTGGAATAGTTCGGCTGGTGGAGTGAAAGAAAACTATTTTGAAGATGATTCACCGAACGCGAAAGGTATGGCGTTTCACGATCCATTCAATGCAGGATATGGTGGAACGGTCGATACATTTGTTTTATTTGATGATTACTACCAAACAACAATTAATGGTTCTCTAACTAAATTAAGAAATAATAATGAGAGATATACCATCATGGTAAGAGATAGAACTTATTTTAATGAAACAGAAGCCAATGGACACCTTCCACCACATTTTCTTAGAGATCCTGAAAACGCTATTTATCATACGTATTCTGAATTAAAAAAGATTGAAGTTCCAAAAGGATTTAATAGTCCAACTTATATCGCGGATGAAATTACAAAACAACTTCAAAAAGTAGAAAAAGAAGAAATCTTTGAATTCAGAGATAGCGCTGATAGTACACACAACGCTAGTCTTCCAGGATTTCCTGTTCCTGTTTATAAAACATTTGAAACTGAAACATTCAAAACTTTCAATGTAGCTTCAATTTATAAAAATGAACAAGGTTTACAAAATGAAATGGAAAAAGATTTTAACTATTATATTAATAATGGTTCTTCACCACACAACGCCAGTGGATGGGAATGGCTTTCACAATATCAAGTTATCGCCTGTAAAAGACCTGAACTATATGAGACAGGAAGATTGATTAATAGAAGGCTAGGAACTTATCGCGGAATATTAGGTTCACAAACTCAATTTGAATATAATGGAACAAATCATTCTGCAGGTGTTAATGGTATTATTACAACAATTGAATATACACAAGAGAACTGTGATTTATTGAGAGACTTTATAGAAGCTCAAAAGAAGTATCCTGAAATTTGGAATATATTTTCAGATGAAAGAACTGGATATAATGCTGGTGATACCATTGATAATTCAGTTTGGTTTCATATGAATCGTTATAAAAACGCTTCTATGTCATTGAATGCAGATGAGCCAATACCGTATACAGAAGGTTCACAACTTGGATGGGGCGGATATATTAATCCATCATGGAACGCCAATAATCACGCTCAACTATCATCTGTTATTGTTCCATTCAAATATGATCCAGAACAAAAAGATACTTTTTATAATTATAAACAAGATAGTACAACTCAACGTGGAGCTTTATTTCAAAGAGAAGGAAGATTAACTTATGGATTTATAGGAATGACAGATCCTGAACATTTTATTTCTGAACCTCAAAGAATAGTTATCTATCCAACAGATCACAATGGTAGTGGATCAGCTTTATTCAACATGTTAAATAATGGTAATAATATTGAAGCTACAAGAAAGTTTGGTTTCGATATGCATTTCACGGCTCCAGGTGTTGGATATGTAATGCCGTTTGGTGGATATACAACTGGTGTTGATACTTTTGATGATAGGGCTTTTGAAAAAGTTGGAGATTATACCATAGCCAGAAATTCAAATGCTACAATTATTTCGGATTATTCAGTCAATACCGCCATGTTAAAAAGAAAATTATATATTGGAGCTGATAATCCAAAATTAAATTATGATGGAACAAACTTTTCATTTTCACAACTTCATACCGCGCTAAATAGAGGAAATGATATGAGAGCCGATAATACGTACACAGATGATCCATTTGAAGCTGATACAGAAGCGTCAAAAGTTGTTTATAAAATTAATCCAAAAGAAGATTACAATGATTGGACACCAGCGAGAATGCCTTACGTATCCGAGGAGTTTATCCAGTCTGACCATTCAAACGCTTCAACCAAATCTTTATCTCACAAGTTTAATGAAAATCTTGAACCTTGGACAGTCTACGATGCTTTAGGTGGAATATTTATTTCTGATTTTAATTTATCTGAAAATGAATGGACAGGAACTCTATGGGATTTATTAGGTTTCACTTACAAACAATTTCATAGTTCATCTAATACCAGGAATCTTAGAGTTGATGGTACAAATTCAAATGATTTATCTATCATCACAACTAATGCACAGTTTGATATTGGAGATATTAAATCTATTTATCAAAATTTATTCGGTGTTCCACTATATAGAAACATGATACCAAATATAGCTACTTTGTTTTATGAAGAATCAGCTACAAAAACTACTCGCGCCGTTTCTTATTATCCTGAAGTAATCAATACAGCTAACAGTGTTGAAATAGTAGCTGAAAAATTACCAACTAGAATGATAAGAGGATATTATACAATTAGATCAAATATATTAGAAGACGCGCCTTTCGTTGGAGGTAAAAGAAATAATGTTAAAATGAATATTATTGGAATAGTTGACAAAATAAATGGAGACGGTGATTTTTACTTTGGACAAGAAAGTAGTTTAGAATTCACAATAACTAAACCATTAAGACTAGCTAGTATATCATGTAGTGTACATGATCCAGATGGCTCGTATTCTAACACATCTGAACAAAATACAATTTTAATTAAAGTTCAAAAAAAGAAAAATGTTAGTTTTAATGTTCTTCAAGAAATGTTGGAAGCGAACAAATAAAGTGTCCGTACTTTTGGAATTTATATACTATAGAATTTATGAAAATTACTGACACTAAAATAATATCTAAGAAATATATAAATGGTTAAAATGATTATTGAAAAAGGTACAGCGAAAAATAAAAAATATAAAGCTATCTTTTATGACGATAAAGGAAAGAAGATAAAAACTTCACAGTTTGGAGACGTCCGATATCAAGACTATACCATGCATAAAGACAAGATACGAAGAGATAAATACAGATCGCGTCATAAAGCGATGTTATCGAAAACGGATTATACTTCACCAGCTCACCTTTCATATTATTTACTTTGGGGGAATTCAACATCTTTAAAAACTAATATAAAAAATTATAAGAAAAAATTTAATTTAAAATAATGGATGTTTGTTTTTATTCCACCGATTAGTACTTAAAAGAATAGTTTATATATATTACTATAATAGAAACAAAATGATCAGCGGAAAAAATAAATCATCAGAATTAAAATCTAAGAAAGGTAATATGACAAACAAAAAAGGAATGTTGTACGCTTTTCAATTAATTCAGAATGGTAAAGTTCCAGCTTGTAAATGGACTGAGAGTAAGAATCAAAAGAAGTTTTGTATTCAAGTCAACAATGATAGAAACATTACCAATCTTGGTATTCCATGTGGTAAAAGAAACAATCTCTGTGTTATTGATATTGATTGTACCAAAGATGATAACATACACGATAACGTATTTTTTAAAACATTCGGTGAACCTGAAAACTGGTTCAAACTTTTTGGTTGTCCAGTTGTTAAAACACAATCAGGAGGTTATCACTTATATTTTCAAGAAGAGCCACGTGTACTTCAAACACAAAATTCAGAAACTCATATTGACGTTAGAGCTGAAGGTGGATACATTGTAGCGCCTGGCTCTATGATTAATGGTAATAAATATAAAATTATCCAAGGTGATATTTCAAATATTCCAACCATGAATGAGTGTTTAATTCAAGTTATGGAATTTAATTATGTTGGTTCAAAGAATTCTGACAAATCAAAAAATAGAGTTAGAACTAAAATTATTAAATCTAAGAATGGTAAAGAAATCCTTGTTCAAGAAGTTATTGGATGTGATCAAAGTTTATATAATTATGATTATTCTGATTACATGTTAAGAAACATTCTTAAAGGTCTTGACAAAAAATATTTCAATGATTATCACTATTGGCTAATCTTCACAACAGCTATGAAACAGATTGATAGACAAGATTTATGGATTGAATTTTCAAAAAAATACGGTGAAAAAGAATACAATGAATTATATAATCAAGATATTTATGATGGTATCAGACAACATAGAACCATTATGGCTTTCAATCATATCCTTATTCAATCCAAATATAAGAACGCCAGAACAACTCTTGATTATTACAAGTACAAAAAAACACTCAAAAATAAAATTAAATCAGATAGAAAAATCAAACGATCTAAACTTGGTATCAATGATACAGGTGAACAGGAAGATTATTTCATGAAACTAAAAGCTGAACTGAAAAAGATTATTGTTATTAAATCTGATACTGGTACAGGTAAGACAACAGCTTTCAAGAAATATATGAAAAATAGAAAAGGTAGAAAATTCCTTTCATTAGTTTCAAGGAAGACACTAGCTCAAGAACAATTCAACATTTTCAATGAATATGGTATTGAATCACACCACTACATGTTTGAACGTTTTGAAGATGAAAGCTATATTTGTCAGATTGATAGTATCATGAAACTTGGATACGCTATCAATGAAAATTGGTTTTCTGATTATGATATCCTTTTAGATGAATGGAATTCAATTGTGAAATATATTTTCACCTCTTCCACATTAAATAAAACAAGAATTCTTGTGATTGAAAAACTAATTGAACTTCTTAAACAAGCTGAAACCATTTGGTGTATTGACGCGGATATCTCTGACAGTTCACTATTGTTTCTGAAAGAGAATGTTGATGTAGACTTTGAAAATACTTTATACATTGAAAATGAATTCCAACAAAACAAAAATAAAGATGCACAAGAAGTTTATTCATATGAAGATATCATTGAGAAAATGAAACCTGAAACAGCTATGATGGTGGCTTGTGATGAAGCTAGAACTTGTCATCTAGTAGAAAATGAACTGAAACAACATGAAAATAAAAAAGATTTAAAAATGATTGTGATTGATAGACTTACTGATGAAAACTTACTTGAGGATCTTAACCTTGATGATTATGATATTGTTATCTTTTCACCAAAGATCATCTATGGATTAGATAGTACAAGATCACGTCCAGTATTTGGTATCTACCGCGAAACAACTATTGATCCAAAGGACATGGTACAACAAATCAATCGCTGTAGAAGTATCACTAAGCTATGGTTTTATTTTGAAAGGAAAACATGTTATGAATGTGAATTCAATACATTCCAAGATTGTATTGATGATACTAAGAATATGAAAAAGTGGTGTGATAAACAAGACCATCTACATCTTGAAATGAATTTTTCAGGACAAATGTACCAATCCATTTTCAATAGATTCAAATATGATGATGACGCTTTCAAAACCAATCCATCAGCTCACTTCAGAAAAATTATCAAAGAAAGAGGTTTCAAAGTTCAAACACATATAGCTCAATCAAAAGCTATCAATCCAAAATTAAAAGAAGATAAAGACAGACGTATTGAGAATATCACACCTGAAGATCTATACGTAAAGGAACAAAATAAATTCCTCTATTTGTCTGATAATGACATTATGGAACACAGAGAAATATTCCTTGAAAGTCAGTTCATCACACAGTTCCTTAATTCAAAATTATATTTATTCAATGAATATGGTACAAGGTTCAACGCTGAAAAAGGTATTTGGATTGATGATTTCAAAGAGGTTTGGTGTGATAAAACTGAAAAAATGATAACCAATGATAAGGAACTTTCAGATAAAGAACGTTCAGAAAACTTCATTGAAAAGTTAGAATATGATGTGAAAGAATGTCAGGACTACGATGTAAAGAAGATCCGTTCAGCTAAAAATAAAATGTTGTTTGTTCATGAATTCAGAAAAGAAATCAAGTTAGAAAATAAATTCACACTTGAAAATCCAACACTGATGACTACTGATAAAGCTGATGAAATGTTTTCTAAGTACCAATCCACATTCAAGTCATCAGCTAAACATACTGAGAATCCACTATATAATGAAAAAGGTATTCAAGAACTACTCTGTAAAATGTATAAGAATTTATTTGGTTGTGCACCCTTCCAAGGAACGGATAAGAAAACAACAGTTGATGGTGTAAGAAAAACAGAATATATATACAAGGATAATTTTGATAATAAGAAGTTTAGTAGAATGAAAACTATATACTTCAAACACAAGAAGGGATACGTACAACATAAGTTAAGTGAATTAAACCCTGACACAGGAGATCCATATTACATGGATAATGAATAAATAATAACAAAACAATATTAATATTTCTTTTTACTTTTTTTTTTATAAGGCTTTTTTTGTGCATTCATCTGTTCAAAAATGTCCTTTGGTCTGATCTTATCTTTTTGTTGGGCTTTCTCCACGTCATGTTGTAATGGCTGTCTATAAGTTGGAGTATTTGGATTCAACGGTTTAATTGTCTTTGATTTCGTCTTCTTCATATTTATATTTTAATTAATATTTTTTTTTATAAAAATAAAATATAATTATTATTATAAAATGTCCTTAGTAATATGTTCAAATCAACCAACCGATGGAACAGCGGAAAGACAAGAGAGTTCAGTATACGACGCGTGGAACTTCAGAAATCCTCTATCTTCAACAATGACTATTCCAGCCAATTCACAAGTAGCTCTTCAATCATGTAAAATTAATGTTGATGGACGTGTTGTATTTTCAAGAAACAATCATACCTTTTATCATTACTTCGGAGATAAATTAAATCTTGATGGAACAACCGCTCCACAGTTTGAAGACAGTACATCTTATGGAGCTATTACAACATTATTGAAATCCAATGAAAGAGGAAGAGTTGTTGAATTATCATTAGATGATTTCGCTGAAAGAATCCAAGAAGTTATACGTTCAACAACTTATCATCCAAATTGTAAAGAAGAATTTTTATGTAAACCATTGAGGAATGCAAGTGGACATGATTTTCTTGGATATGAATTTCAATTTAAACAAAACGCTTCAACCAGTAATGTAAATAATAAACCAGGAAATGGTACACTAGAAAATTTTTATTTAGATCAACAAGACGATTTACCATTCACATACCTCAATGATGTATTCAAACGTGATACCACAAATATTGGAGATACAGCTGTTGGTATATGTAAGAAACAACCTTTCTCAATGACGAATGGTTCTTTCATTGTAAATATTTCAAATGGTTCGTTTTCGAACGCGAACGCTTCTGAATGTGAATGGGCTATTGGTCTATCAAGAGCTGTGAATCAAGTTGACAATAATGGATATTTTTATCCTGATTACGCCACATATGATGATGGATTGGATTTAAGTTTAGAATTCTTCGCTGATTTTGGTTTAGGTTGTAATAATAATGGAGATTTAGTTATCTTTCATGCAGTGAATTCCAGAGGTAAAGATCCTGCATTACTTACTACGACAGAAATTGAATATTGGTCAAACGCTTCAGGACACTCAGATTTTACTGGTGGAGATTCTAGATTAAATTTAAGTAATGATCTTGGAGATTATACAAAGTTTGGTTTCTTTTCAAATGGTGAAGATATGCAGGTGAAAGGCTGGAACAACACAAATACTGAGTGGCGAGATGTTATAAAATTTCCTGGTGTTGGTAATGGCTCCGCGACTACATACTTTAAACCTGTGAATCAATCTTGTTGGTGTTTACATCCAGTACTGTCTGTTGGTATAAATGCTGAAGGAACGAATTTAACTTCTACATTACAGCTGGAAGAATTTAGTGGATTGGGTTTAACAGGATATGCTATGCCGACATTTGATAATCCAAATAGTGCTGGTTGGTGGGAACTACAAGAATGGTTAGGTAAAACGTGGAGGTGTCGTGATGTAGAATCTAGAACATGGAATGATCCAGCTACTAATACACGAGCTTATAAAGAATTAAATTCAGCTGGTGGTGTTGATGCTCAGTTTGTCATGATATTAGAAGAAAGTGAAGTATACAAACAAACAGCTAGATCAAACGCCAAACACATTTTCGGTTTCACAAATTCTGTTGTAGATACACCAAACAGTGGAGCTGGTACAAACACGATTGTTTATGAAAGTAGTACCATTCCTGAACTAACTTCATCAATGGCTATGTTTGTTAGATTAAATAACTTTGGACAAAATGTAGTGAACGCTCATCAAGGTAATCAATCTAAAATTATAGCTCACCTTCCACGGTTTGATAATACACAACAAACAGGCCGTTTGTTTTTTTCCCCGAACGAAATGGTCTTCCTTGATCTTAACAATCCCGCTCCAATGCAGATAAACGAGTTTGATATATCATTCTGTTATGTAAATGAACAATACGCCAGAATTCTAGCTGGTCAATCTATAGTGGCTTTATATTTCCGTGAAAAACAAAAGATGTAATTTATATAAATAATATAGAGATAAAATACTTAAAAGAATAGTTTATATATATATATATAATAGAAACAAAAATGGCCATCTTTAATAATATTCCTGAATACCTTGAAATGGAATGTGTTGAATGTAATTCGTGTGGTAGCCACTACAACG